GAGCCATTCATGAATAACTATAAGCTCAAAAAAGCCTTTTGGCAAGGTATAATTTCAAAGCTCACTGAGAAGCAGCGTCTTTGTTTAGATTACATGGTGAAATTGTTTACCTTTTTTAATTGTATTTTTGTTTCACAACAAGCAATAGCAGATTGTATTGGCTTATCTCGTAAAACGATTAATGAATATATTAAGTTATTTTGTGAGATGGGATTGATTCAGAAGTTTCGTCGTTTTTGCAAGAGCTTTAAAAAATCTAACGTGTATAAATTCTCAAGTATCTTTACTCGGTTTAAGGATGCTCTTTCTTTTTATCTTCCATCGTTGAAGGGACTTAAAAAAACTCCTTTGTACGCTGATCAAACTCAAAAGGTTACACTAAGTATTAAAGGAAGTAATAACACTATCCAAACAGAACAGAATATTAACAAAAACTCTTCAATTCTTCCCTCTTCCCCCGGTTTTTTAAACCAAGGTGTGCTTTATGTATTACCTGCAGTCGATATTGCGTCATCTTATTGTGAAAAGTATTACTTTCAGCAGCAGGTTGGTTGTGATTTGACGTCTTCTCATGCAAAATTAACCGAAGATCAGTGGGATGAGATTTTTGATCCAGCTCCCAAGTTTACTGTTATGGAGCTATCAGATTGGTATAAAGAAGAAATGAAAACGCTAAAAAGGTTGAAAGAGGAGTTGTATGAATCAGACATTATCGCAGCAGCATGCAGCGAAGTTTCTACGGTTGAACTTATGGGGCCAGATTGCTATTACAGTTTTTAGTAATGAAGCAATAGAATATGGCATTAGCCAATGTAAATTATTTAAGGATGCTAAGAACCAGTTTGCCTATTTTCATTCGCAGGCGCGTCAGCATTGTATTAAAAATGGTGTATCTCTTAACTACACCCGATGCTATGACCTACAACAACAGCATAATATGCCAGCTAGTATAGATATAAGTTCGTCTAAAGATCTTATTGATGAAACGATGCCTAAAGTGGTGCAGGAATTACAACAAACTAAGTTCTATTCGCATAAGGAAATAGTTCTTGACCATAATGAGCAGTGTCGACAGTGGCATGACATGGTAGTTAATTGGAATGCTGTTGTTGATGTGAAAAAGAAGTGTGCTAAAGGATATGAGTTAACGTATCCAGGTTATTTGAGTTGGATGAGCAAGATTCCATTATCTACCTTGTTGGATCAAGACCTTCCAGATACACTGCTATATATAGATGAATCAAAGACTACGTTACTTGATGCAATTAATAGCTTAAGGAAGTAATGAAGATATTTATTATACCTGGGGACCCCACACCACTTGCTCGGCCACGATTCTCTCATAAAAAGATATATGACTCGCAAAAGAATCTAAAACTCATTGCATCTCTGAATGTTCAACAGCAACAAAGCAATGATCCGCTTCTTCAAGGAGCTCTTCAACTAGATGTAACATTCTATATGAAGGCGCCAGCATCAATATCAATCAAACGAAGACAACTACTCTATGGAACTAATCACATATTTAAACCAGACCTAGATAACTTAATAAAATTCATATGCGATATATGTAACAACGTGACATATGAAGATGATTGTATTATATCCGTTATAAACGCTAAGAAAACATACGATGAAAATCCAAGGACCGAATTTACATTGAGAAATATATGAAAAAGGACAGTAAAGACATTAAACATACAATTAAAGCAACTAAGCAGTCAAAGAACTATCGAAAACCTATGGATTCAAACACTGCAGTATGGGTTGAAGAGTATTTAAACTTCTTTACAGGTAAGATGCAACCAGTTCCTGAAGCCTTCTTAGATAAGCTAGCAGAAGAGCTTATAAACTATGCGGAGACAACAGAAGTGCTTCGCATTGAATGGTTCTTCACTAAGAAAAGAATGCTTCCGCTGAGTGGACGTAATTGGGCTAAGCGTTATGAAAGGTTTGGAGAAGCATATAAATCAGCTCAGTTTATAATAGGGATGAGAAGAGAACAGATGTCACTTACAAGAGATATATCAGATTCCCTTGTTTTAAAGTCTCTTTATAAGTTTGACCCAATGTATGCAGAGATCAGACAAGATGATATTGACGTGAGAAAAGAAATTGCAAGTATAGCTGAACAAAGCAAACCTACCACTATTATTATGGGTCAACTACAAGGCTTAGAAGAATTTAAAAAGATAACAAACAATACACAGTCTTAGAGCGTAATGCATTGCCATTTACCTGGTTTGCTGTATAATATATGTAAGTAGTTTTTTTTTAAGGAGTTTTATAATGCGATCAAGGTACGATTGTGCTAAATCAAATCATCGGAAGCATTCTGCTGTGTTCCGTCGATGGGTTATGTATAACGTGGATAGGCTTGATAAGATTAATAAGCGTTCTATCTTGAATGAAGCTGCTGCTAGACTTGGTTCTACTCTTAAACAAGCTGAAGATGAGTTGGTACGTGATATGCTTGCCTCTAGACCTGGTTTTACTCTTAAACAAGCTAGAGATGAGTTGGTACGTGATATGCTTGCCTCTTGTAAGTGATGGTGCCTTCTTTTCTCGGTGACGCTGGTCTAAGGAGAGTGACTGTTAAATTTTGTAAACGCAGAAAGCGATCAAGGTATGATTGTGCTGAATCAAATCATCAGAAACATTCTGCTGTGTTCCATCGATGGGTTATGGATAACAAGGATAGGATTGATAAGCTTCTTGTAAGTGATAATGATCGTATGTTGGTGAGTGATTATCTTTGGTATGTGGGACTATTTGTTAAGGTGTCCATATTGTCCAGCCTTTTATGGATTTTTATTCAAAAAATATAACCGCTTTGCTAAAAATATAACAACTTTGCCTGTATACTTATAGAGAGGAGCAATGATGAATAAGACTAAGTTGACTGTTGAAATAGATTCTAGTTTGCATACTAATTTTAAAGTTATGTGTGCTGCTCATAATGTATCCATTAAAGATGTGATGGCTCAGATGATAGAGTCGTGTGTTAAAGAGTATATTTCCAATCAAAACAAAGGGCCCAAAAATGACTAAGTTACTAAAACTGTGTGCAGTTATTACATTGCTTGGTGCAATGACTATTAATGCTATTCCATGTAAGACTGAGGTTCCTGATAAACCAACTCCTGAAGAAAAAGAAGTTAAAGATATTAAGAGTGCTCCGTCGACTCCAAGACCAAGCAAATAATTAAGAGGGAGTAGTAATGCATCATATATTCTTGTGTATTCTTTTTTTTAGTTTCAATTCTTATGGTTCTTCTATTCATAAAATTAAAAAGCATGATGGACCACCATTGTTTGTTTGTGATATTTATGACAATGGTAAACCTGATAAGTATTTTGGTAAGTTACTTATTAATATCAATAAGTATTATCCACTCCTGACTATAGAAGAGATCTCTGATTGCATTAAGTATTGTGGTAAAAATCCAACTACTATGGACATTATTGAACAGGTTCAAGAGTTTGAGCTATGGAAAGCTGCTAACTTGTCATCGATTAAAGATAAGGAATCTTGTTTTAAGCAATACTTACAGCAATGCGTTTAAAGGCTTTTGCAATAAGTTTCATGTTGTTAAGTATGCAGTGTAAAAAAGTATTTTCATCTGCAGTTAATGATGTCGACTATGTTGCTTCTTCTGCCCGTACTTGTGTTAGCTTTGTCAAAAGATTAAATCCTGGAAACTTTAATCGTTTGTTTGCCTCTACATCGTCATTATCATCTGATGATATAGCTAAGCTTGATACTTCAGTTAAAGATGAATTTATCCGTGATTGGATAGATTCTGTTGGTGCATAATTATTTTGGTGTGTGTGTGTTGGACATGATCTAATAATGTATAACGAAAATCGTGAGTGTTATACATAAGATACCTGCGGGTTATGTAAGTAAAGGTCTCCAGCTTTAATCTTACTGTCCAACTTTATTTAGGAGCTGTAATGAACCGAATCATATTAAGTCTTTTACTTTGTTGTCCATTGTATTCATGCCTTGACTCAGATCAATTCTCTGAACTTGAACTACAAAAGATGGGTCAATCTCGAGCAGTCTTAGAAAAACCAAAGATACCTTCTAGAACTATATTTCTGCCTGTAATGACAGTGTCGTTTGATATCATGATATCTGACAGCACAATTCTCTATGAAACTCCGTTATTTTTATTGGATGGTGTGCCAGTGGTATGCCAAGTCTGTAAAGGTCAGCCGTGTCAGATAGAGGTAACTAACGGTGTATTAAAGTGTTTTTGTTTTCAGCATATACCAAGAAAAAATCGTTAATAAAAAAATTTTTTCAATGATTAGCTAAGGATGGTTTATGCTTTATAGGTTTATGTTTATCTTGTTTATAGCTACCTGTAGTTTTAGTTCTTATAGAAAGGTTACTAAGTATACATATGATCCTTACGGGAAAAGTATAATATATATCCAGGGGAGACCGAGGGTTGTTTCTGCATTTGTAGTAAGAAGAAAGACTATTTATTTACAGGAGTAGGTATGAGTAAAAAGTATACAGCTAAGCAATATGAGCAGGTGTTGCGAGATGTTACATGCGGTGCTTTAGAGCACATAGAAGCAATAAAAAAAGAAATTGGTAAAATAGGACCAATAACGCAAGAATCCGATCCTAATCTAGTGGCTCGATCAAAGGTTATGCATCTAACTCTGACATGCATCAACGATATAATTCACCCAGCACATAAATTATTGTTTCAATTATTCTCTGGTGAAAACTACGAAGAGTATTTTAACGTCTTGATTTCTAATCATAAGCAAGCCATGGAGAAGAATTTACTTCCTGCTTGTTATTGCAAGGAATGTGATCCATTAAAAGAAAAAGCTAAAGCGAAGTATGAAGAGTTAAAAAAAATAAAGGAAAGTAGCGATGCAAGATCAGGAGAAATTGTTAGCTGATAAAACTACTATAATTACTGATAAAAACAATTTAGTTGGCCTTGAGTTTGGTAAGTGGAAGGTGCTTGTTAAACTTGAAGGCGGAACGTACGCAGTTGAATGTGCCTGTGGGTTTCAGTCTGTGAAAAAAGGACACATGCTTATTTATCAAAGAACTAAGCAATGTTTCCGTTGTAGAATCAAAGAGCGTAATAGGGTTAGGCAGATTAATATTGATTTGTGTCTTGGCTACAATGATCGTGGTAAATAACTATGAACGAAGTTGTTACGTTTGATAGATTTGTCCCAAGGCCATACCAATATAATGTATGCGATGCTTTTGAGTCTGGGTTATATAAGAAGTTCCTAGTGATATGGCCGAGGCGCGCAGGCAAAGACATATGTGCACTTAATTTAATGCTAAGAGCTGCTTGTCGTAAAGTAGGCACATATTTTTATATTTTTCCGACCTTTCAAATGGGCCGTCGGATATTATGGGATGCTATAGATATATCAGGCAATAGAATACTGTCTCATTATATACCAGAAGAAATGATAGAATCTCGCAATGAACAACAAATGCGTATTCGTTTAGTTAATGGTAGTCAAATACAAATTCTTGGTTCAGACAACTTTGATAATACTTTGGTTGGTACTAACGCTATCGGCATGGTGTTTAGTGAGTACGCATTATCTGACAGTAGGGCTTATGCATTCTCTATACCTATTTTAAAGGCTTCTAATGGTTGGGTCCTTATGGTATCAACTCCACGTGGTAAGAATGCTTTGTGGGAGCTGTATAATGTCGCTCGTAAATCTAAAGATTGGTTTTGTGAGAAATTATCTATTGATGATACTAAGCATATTTTAATTGGAGAGATTGAAAAAGAGATTGAAGAGGGATCTATATCAAGAGATCTTGCACTTCAGGAGTTCTGGACAAGCTTTGAGCTAGGTGTTGATGGATCTTTTTATGGTAAGGCATTAGATAATCTTCGACATAAGGGTCAGATTACTTCAGTTATGTGGGATCCGTATATGCCAGTACATACTGCATGGGATCTTGGTTATAACGATTCAACGTGTATTATATTTTGTCAGGTCTCAAAAGATGGGCAAATACGCATTATAGATAGTTATGAAAACAACAAAAAAGGGTTAGATCATTATGCCAAGATTATTAAAGAGAAAGAATATACTTACGGCAAGCATATCGCTCCATTTGATATTGCTGTTCATGATCTTGGCACAGGTATTAGTCGCTGGAAAATGATGCATGATATTGGTGTTTCGTTTGTGAGGTATACTGACAAAGCTATTGGAGTGATGGATGGTATCGAGGCTGTGCGTAGACATATGCCAAAGATGTGGATAGATGAAAGATCATGCTCGTCGTTGTTAAAGTCACTTGAGAATTACCGACAAGAATATGATCATAAGCGTAAGGTTTATAATTTAAATCCTCTCCATGATCAATTTTCGCATTTCTGTGACGCAATGAGATATCTTTGCTGTGCGTTACCTAAGTTGATGAGTAACTCGGATTCACGAGCTTTAGAAGATAGATACAATGATGTGAGGTACGGAGGAGACTCTAACCTGCCTCCAATGTTTCAAGGTGGTAGTAACAATAATTTTAGATTTTAAGGATATGGTTAAAAATGGAATCAGATTTTTTAGTACTTCAGTCTAGTCTTAAAAGTCTAGAGAGTTCAATTGATGGCGTGATAAGTACACTTGGTGATATATTATCGCGAGAAAATAAAACCTTTACTGTTAAATATAAAGGTCAGTTATATGATTTTCACCCAAGCGTAACGCTTGAAGAAGTAACTCATATGAATAATATGCGTGTGAAGTTTATCAAGAGAGTGGTTGCAGGTGTTGTATCGCGTAATATCTTGAAAAAATCTACTGACTGGAATGATATCTTGTCTTTTGCTATGGGACCAGATCCAAAGCATTTTCAGTTTTATAAAATAAAGCTTGATGAAGTTTTTGCTGTTGCTGACGAAGAAGGTGATAAAGTAACTTCTTTACCATTGAATCAAAAAAGTATTTATGTCAAAATGCAGGATGCAAGAAATGATAATCAGATTGTTGAACTGGCTCAAGAGTAAAAGACTGCTTAGAAATATTGATAATGTAGGTATTGGGTCTACGCTTCATCCAGTACATCAGGAAGATTCTCGTGATGCTGCAACTAGAGCTCGAGTGAATAAAATATTTGATCAGCAGCAACAACAGATGCAATCCAGAGCTAAGGTTGCTCATAATTCTGATTGTGATGTGCTTTCGTGTACAAAAGTTTCTTGTTTTACTTGGGAACCTGACATAATAGTAGCAACTAAAGAAACTTCTTCCATTAAAAGAAAAAGAACTAAGAAAATTTAAGGAGATTAGAAATGTTGTTTCCCCAGCTTGGCGTCCAGTATTACAATGAACGTCATCAAGGCATATTGTCACGCATGGAAGCTTTCTATGCTGAATCTATAACTATTAACCAATCATTTTGGTCAGAGGCTGATACCGACACTCGTTTTGAGACTGGTGATCAAACGCTATGGTCTGATTTGTATGGTAATTTACCAGCAAACAGGGGAAAACAGTTTAACTTTAATCGTATTCGTCGTGTTATTAATATGGTGTCTGGTCATCAAAGACGTAACAGAAATTCAACCATTGTAACTCCAGTAGAGAACGGTGACGCAGAAACAGCGGATCAGTTTACTAAGATTATGATGTGGGTTAATAACCAAGAAGGTATCTTAGAAACGATAAGTGAATCATTTCATGGTGCCTTAGTTACTGGTATGAATTTACTACAGGTGTGGGTTGATTACAGAAGCGATCCAGTGTCGGGTAATATAAAAGTAGATAATTGTAGTTATAACAGTTTTCTTATTGATCCTTATTTCAGGAAGTCTGATCTTTCTGATTGCAATGCTTTATGGAAAAGATCTTTCTTAACAAAAAGAGAATGCATATCACTTCTTCCTGCTAACTCTGAAGAGATATTAGGTCTTTCTGGTAGTAATTCAGGGACTGGTAGAGATGGTAAGTTTCAGTTTATGCCAGAGAGTTACAATTATGGGTATAAGAATTTACTAACGTACGATGAGTTTTACTACAAAGACTATAGAAACCAAAAGTTGCTTGTTGATTCGCAAACTGGTGAGACCATGGAATGGAAGAGTGATAACAAAGAAGGGTTAGAAGCTTTTCTTGGTGAGTATCCATCTATTACTGTTATAGAGTCTGAAATTCCTACGGTAAATCTTGCAATCGTTGTGCAAGGTAAGGTCATGTATGATGGTCCGAATCCAATAGGGACCGACAAATATCCATTTGTTCCAGTTTTAGGATATTACAATCCACAGTCTCCTTACTTTCCAAACAGGATTCAGGGAATGGTACGTGGACTTAGGGACGCTCAGTATCTTTATAATCGTCGTCGTATTATTGAACTTGATATACTTGAATCGCAAATTAACTCAGGTTGGATCTATAAAGAAAATGCTTTGGTTAATCCAAAAGATGTGTTTATGTCTGGTCAAGGACGTGGGCTTGCTCTTAAAGAAGATGCTCAGATGACAGATGTTCAACAAATAGTTGCACCTCAAGTTCCGCCATCAATGATCCAGCTATCAGAGTTACTCGCTAAAGAAATTATGGAAATTTCTGGCGTCAATGAAGAACTTTTAGGTTCCGCAATGGACGATAAATCTGGCGTGCTATCTATGCTTCGTCAAGGAGCAGGTCTAACAACACTCCAAACATTATTTGATCAACTTGATAGGTCTCAAAAGTTACTGGGTGAAATAATACTTGATATTGTTCAGACTAACTTTACTCCTGGAAAAGTTAAAAGAATTTTATCTAACGAAGAGCCGACTGATCAGTTTTATAATAAGGCTTTTGGTAAGTATAATTGTGTAGTAGAGCAAGGTTTAAATACTTCGACTCAGAAGCAGATGCAATTTGCTCAGATGTTACAGTTACGTGAAGCTGGAGTTCCTATAACGACAGAAGATCTGCTTGAAGCTGCGACAATTCAAGGTAAGAAGAAGATCATTGATAATGCTAAGAAGCAAGAAGAGCAACAAGCTCAAGCGCAACAAGCTCAGATGCAATCTCAGATGCAACTTCAGCAAGCACAACTTGAGGGGCTTCATGCTAAGGCTCAAGCTGATATTGGGCTTTACAATGAACGTACTTCTAGGGTTGATGAGAATCGTGCAATGGCTGTTGAACGACTCCATGAAGCAAATAAAGATGATGAGATAGCATTGCTTAACAAGGTTAAAGCTCTTAAAGAACTTGAAGAGATGGACTTGGGTCACTTAGAAAGATTATTAGGAATGGCTCAAATGTTAAAGCAGTCTGAAGTTAATCAGTCTGAGTCTGGTGTAGCTGAAACAGTTAGTACCCCAGTTCCAAGTCAGCAACAAGGTCAGCAGCAGCCAGATCCAAGTCAACAGCTAGGTCAACAACTAGGTCAACAACAGGAGCCGCAAGCGATTGAATAAATAAGCGCTTTACTTAATTGTTTAGCTATCTTAAAACTAGAGTGTCTCTAAATAAGATAGAGGTATATATTTAACCCTTGTAGTTAAGTTTTAACTAAGACTACAGTTTCTTGAAAGGTCCTATTATGGCGAAAAAACGTCATTACAATTCAGAAATTTCTGAAAACAAATCAGCTGTTGCTAATTTGCCACAGGAATCAGTATACAAGCCGTGGCCTAAGTCTGGCGAGTATGTAGATTTTGATTTAGACGATACTATTAAAGGTATTGATGAGCAGATATCTAAAGATGTCGCTAAAATGAAAAAACATTTACAGCCTGAAAAATACTAACTTTTAGGAGTTATTATGGAAGATAATGCTATAAAAGTTAGATACATCAGACGCGATGATTTCTACATAGATCCTAGAAGACAAAAAGAGTATGCGGATTTTTCATTAATGCCTAGCGGTGTTAATTCTATTGCTAATCTTGACCCAAAAGGATTTCAAAAGACTGTGTATTATCAGTCTGATAAAAAAGATGGTGCTAACTAAAGTCTAGGATAAATTATGCCAGCTGCTCCTAGAATAAAAGGTAAGCCTGTTGATATAGCTTTTTCTATTTTAGGTATTCCTGCTAACTTGAGATCAAAGAAGACGAAGATTCAACGAGAGATAGATCGAAGACTTCTTTTTCAAGAGACACAACGAGTTCGATAATAGATCAATGGGGGAGGGTAAAATCTCTCCCTATTTTAAAATAATAAGGAAAATATAATGGCTAAACATAAAGTTATGAAAAAACAAATTGCTATGTCTTTAAAAGATGTTGCTTCTGAAAAAGCTAGCGTTAAGAAAAATGTTGCTTCAAAAGTAGCTAGCGTTAAGAAAAATGTTGCTTCTAAGAAAGCTGATGTTAAAAAAACTGTTGCTTCTAAAAAGGCTGATGTTAAGAAAGCTGTTGCTTCTAAAAAAGCTGTAAAAAAAGTTATGAACGATAAATAAGAGTCGTACTACTCGTGCAGATCGTGCACTTCATAGTAACGCTGCTTCCCCAAGTATAATTCTACTCTATACTTGGGGATTTTTTTATTCATGACTATAATACTCGTGACAGTTGCTTAGTCGGCACGGTTCCTTTTTCTGGGAGTTGGGGATATTTTTTCCTGACTCCCAATAATATAGAAATAGATTGTAGTAAGAGTAGGAGTTAATGTGAGTCAAACAGTAGGTAAAATAGCTAGGGATTTACTTTTAAAGTCACCAGATAGCAGAGATCCAATTGAGATACAACGTGCAACTGAGAATGAATATCTAGCTAATTTAGAGTGGTGTGTTAATCATGCTTTAAAGAAGGTTGATTGCTCTGCTATTAAAGGTCATGATGGGTGCTCAATCAGAGAAGCACTTATAGGAGATTTCTTTGTTTCGGTCTTACTTAAAAAAGAGAAGGTGCTGGAAAATGTTTTACGCAATTACTTTGTTGCTTCAATATCTTGTCCAACTCCGCACTTCGATCAAACGGTTTATAAGTACGACTCTAAGAAAGAAGGAGTTCAGTTTTTGTGGGTTATTCCAGATCAAGAAACATGCCTTACGTTTAAAGAAAATAAACATATCATAGTTCCTGCAGAGCGTGGACTATTGCAATTTATATTAGATTATTATAGTGGTCATCTTCATAGGGTTTGTAAGGCCCAAAATGGAGAGACTATGAATCCTGGATCGTTATTATTATAGGAGTAGAGTAAATGGATATTAGAAGAAAGCCTGGAAGACCATTTAAAGTAGCTACAGGAGTTCCAGTAAGAGTAGTTACAGATTTTCCAGTGTCACTAGATAAGCTAGAATCGTTACGTTTAAAAATTAAATGTATTTTGCAGACTGTTAGTATTGTTACTTTTGGGGTAGTGCTGGTAAGTGCTATAAATTTATTATCACAGTTTATATACTGTTTATAGGAGCATGATAAATGAGCAATAAAAAAAGAGGACCTTCGGTTGAACAACGTGGTGATATTGAAATGCCACCATTAGATTACGCAATGCCTAAAGACTTAGGCGGATCAGGTGTGATTGAAACGCCGCAAGAAATACAACAAGTGCATGATTACGCGCAAGATCAATCAATGGAACAAGAAGAGCCAGAAGAGATTCAAGAAGTTTATTCAGAAGTAGAACAAGAAGTTGAATTAGATCCCAGATCTACTCCTGATATTAAAAAACAGAAGACGCAGCAAGAAAACTTTAAAGAAGTTCGAATGGCTAAGGAGCGGGCAGAACGCGAGCGTGATGCACTTATGTCTCAGATGCTCGACATGCAGTCTAAGTTACAAGCGAACCAGCAAAATAACCAACAAGTCAAACAACCAATAGTTGAAGAGAGAGAGTGGTTTGATGACCTTGATCCAGAATCTTTAGTTGAAGGTAAGCAACTACAAAAAGTTGCCCAAGACTTTAAAGCAATGAAAAAACAATTACAACAGCAACAAGCTCAATCTCAACAACTTGCTACTGAAGCAAAGATACGATCTCAGTACCCTGATTTTGATCAAGTGTTTAATTCAGGTACTATTACTAGTTTAAATGAAATGTACCCAGATGTTGCCAATGCTTTACGTGTTATGCCTGATGATTATAATAAGGCGACTGCTGCATATACTATGATTAAAAATCTTGGAATATATAAAGGAAATGAAGTGAAAAAGCCTGCTTATGAATCAGATGTTTTAAAAGCTAAAGTTAACGCATCTAAACCTAGACCATTAACATCAGTTAATCCACAACAAGGCGACAGCCCTTTGTCAAAAGCTAATGCATTTGCCAATGGTTTAACTAAAGAACTAAAAGAACAAATGCTAAAAGAAATGAATGAAGCTAGAAAAGGTCATTAGATGACTCTTCAGCAAAGACAAGCAACCTTTGCTTTCAATGTAGCCTTGTTAATAAACCATATCTTTGAGAGTAATCATTCAGTTACGTTTTCAGAAGCGTATCGTACTCCTGAACAAGCAGCACTTAATGCAAAGTCTGGTAAAGGTATACGCAATAGTCTCCATTGTAAAAGATTGGCTATTGATTTAAATCTTTTTAATTCAGGCAGAAAATATTTAATCAAAAAAAGTGATTATGAGCCATTTGGAATCTACTGGAAAAGTTTAAATCCTGCTAATAGATGGGGTGGTGACTTTAAGGTCTTAGTTGACTCGAATCATTTCGAGATGCAAGATAAGTAAAACGTTTCATTAAGGACTCCCTCCTTTTTGTTGTAGAGCGCTTATGATTCGGCGCTCTACTCTTTTTATTTACGTACTCTATTTCTGAGGTTAGCAGATCTTGTTACCCATCTGCAATTTCCAGGTTCGTAGTTTCCGTCATTATCTATTCTGTCGAGTTCTAATTTATCTGGTCGTTCACCCATATCTTTTAGAAAGTTTTCAAAGTTGAGCCATCTATCGCATACTTTAATTCCACGTCCGCCATAGTCATTGTATTTTGTCTGATTTAGATTGGTGCATCTTTGAATCATTGATTCCCATGTTGAATATGTTTTTGAATGAGTTAGTCCGTGCTTAGTAGATCCACATTTTCTGCATCCAATTGAATCACCGAATCTAAGTCGTACGCCCTTTAATACTCTTATAAACCCACAATCGCATTGAACTTCATAGTGTTTTCTTTTCTCTTCTGATTCAACTTGTTTTAGAACAGTCCAAGATTGAAACTTATCGCCTCTTTTTATTTCTTTTGAGGCATGCCTACACTTCATACAGGATTGTGATTTTTCTTTTTTTAGATCTTCATCGCGAACTTCTTTTTTGAATCCACAATTGCACTCACATAGATATAATCTTTTTCTGTTTTTAATCTGTGAAAGCTTTATCACTTTCCAGTTTGTATATTGCTTACCAATCTCGATCATGTTTTCCTTAATTGCTTTTTTATGTGTTTATTGTTTATATTAGTTCTGAACGTATTCGAGAGTCGTTCACTCAAAATCTTCGGCGTATAGATTCTCGCCAAATCATTCGACGTACAAAAAGATCTCGTCAATCCTAAGTATATATAAAATTCCAATTATGGTCCACAAGATTGGATAAACTATTTAAACCTAAGGAATAGATTATGTCTATAACCACAACCTCGAGCTTGCCAGCTCCAGTGCAACAAAGCTTTAGCTTTAAGTTGCTTTCGGTGCCAGTTCCAAATATGATTCATTAGTAATATTGTGAATTTAAAACCTATCCTGATTGACTTGGACGGCCGACGGGCTAACAAGGGGCAAGTTTAAATACAGCCTGAACGACTTAGCGGATGGGGCTCGAAAGAGTATGCGAAAGTCTGAACTCTACGAATATATGAAGGTAGAGAGGGAGATCCGAAGAGGTTTCCCCGCCTAGCAATAGGTCATTAAAGTAACAGATTGAAGATCCCTGCGATGCTTAAACAAATGCCTCGTAATGGTGGTACAACTCTGCGTATGCGTAGATACAATCCACTTGCAACAGCACTTGTTCCATTAGGAAACACTGGCGTTACTCCACCAGCTCAGCAATTAACAGCTGTTGATATTGACGCTAAGATTTCATTTTATGGAAGTTACGTCATATTAAACGAGCAAGTAACGCTACAAAATCAAGATCCGGTCTTGAATGAAGCTGCTGCTAGACTTGGTGTTTCTCTCAGACAAACTGAAGATGAGTTGACACGTGATATGCTTGCTTCAACAGCAGCATTTATCAACTGTACAGCTGGTGTAAATGGTGACAATCCAACTGAGCTTACTCGTTCAGATGTTGATGATGTAGTTCGTGCGTTACTTGGTAACGATGCTTACACGATCATGGATAATTTGGAAGGCGAAGATAAATTTGGCTGCGCGCCTTGTAATTGGGCGCTTTAAATCTTGGGTAATTGACTTGGACGCCCGATGGGGTAACAAGGCCGAAGGTTTTTATTTGTAAAGTTTTTTACTAAATAAAAACCACGGTGAACGACTAAACCCTGAGACTCTGAAAAGAGATGCGATAGTCTGAACTCTACGAATACATGAAGGTAGAGAGGGAGATCCGAAGAGGTTTCCCCGCCTAGCAATAGGTCACTAAAGTAACAGAATGGTTCGTGATGCGTATTTTGCGCTTTGCCATACAGATCTTACTAAAGATATGGATTCAGTTGATGGATTTATCCAAAAGAACCAGTATCCATCTCCTATGAATGCATTGCGTTCTGAATGGGGTGCAATTGGTAACTTAAGATTCTTAGTTTCATCTATTGGATCAATCACTGCTAGTGCTTCAAACTTAGGCGCGAATGTGTATAACATTTTCTGCGTAGGTATGGAAGCTTATGCTTGTATCGAGCAAGATGGTTACAGCGCAAGCTTTATCTATCGTGCACCAATGTACGATGGACCTTTAGCTCTTAATGCTTCTGTTGGTTACAAGTTCGCAGAAGTATCACGTATTCTCAATGACCTTTGGGTATTGAATCTACGTTGTACATTAGCGTAATCGAGAAAGGAATATTATGGATAATACAATCGTTCAACAAGGTCGATTTACAGCTACTGGATCTGCAGTAACTTTAGAGATTCGTTCAGATATAGATTGGATGGCGGTTTATAACGTCACTCAAGCTGCTGCTTCTCAAACTACAGCTGTTGGTGTTAAGTACTACTGGCAACGTGGATTTCCTAATGCTGCTAAATGGGCTACGTTTAAATCTAACGCAGCTAACGCAGCTAACTTAGATCAGTATATTACTTCAAGCGGATTTACTTTAGTTGATAGTTCTGTTCAAACTCCTGGAGTTTTGAACGCTACAATTACAGCTATTTCTGCTGCAGCTATTCCAGTTGTTACTAATAGTGGAACAAACGGTTTATCTGCTGGTGATATAGTTCGTCTATTTAATGTTGCTTCTGCGCAACAAGTTGGTGGATTTGATTTCACAGTTGGTTATAACACATTAAGTGCTACTACTTTCTCTCTAGACTATATGCCTACTATTGTTGCAGGTACTACTGGTTCTTGGAGAAAAATTAACTTTGATCCAATTTTCTATCCACGTCGTCGTTATATTACAAAAATTACTGCAGCTCAAAATGCTGTTGTAACTATGTCTGTAACTCACGGTTATAAAGTTGGACAACAAGTTCGTATGGTTGTTCCTGCTGCATTTGGCATGATCCAAATGGACGGACTATTGGCAACAATTACGGCAATCAATACAACAACTACATCTGGCAACTCAATTACTTTAGATGTTGATTCTTCAACATTTACTGCATTTGCTTGGCCTCTTTCTGCTGCTGTTCCATTTACAGCTGCTGAAGTAGTTCCAGTTGGTGAAGATACTGCATTCGCATTAAGTGCTGGTGTAGATATCTTAAGCGATGCTACATTGAACACTGGATTCCTTGGAATGGTTCTTGCTGGTGGTGTAAATAACCCTGGTGGAGCTGCTTCTGACGTTGTTTACTGGGTAGCTGGTAAATCATTTAGCGTTTCAAACGCGTAATTAAGTAATTACAATGTGCCCCCTTGAAATAGAGGGGGTACACTATATAAAGGATTTTATGTCTAATTTAAACTCTCTAGAATTGAACTCTGCAAAAAGCAAAGAAGGGTCTAAAGATTCTTTAAAGTTTCAACAAGCAGCGCGTCCTTTTTTAACACGATCTAAAAAATTAACAAAAGAAGAAAAAGAAGTTATCGCTAAAGACCTTAAGGTTAAGCGAGATAAAGATCGTACGCCTGTTCGTGGAATATTTAAATATCACGAGTGCCCAGGAGGGTCTTTCGGATTTATGTTTAAAAAGTATGCAGAAGATCCGCTTGAAAAATATCAAATGATTGATGGTGAAGTTTATACAATTCCTCTTGGAGTTGCTCGACATTTAAATACAAATGTCTGGTACCCTGTTCATAAGTATCAAAGTAAAGATTCTGTACTGTCTTTCCAAGAAAAAATAAGACGTACAAGTTTCCAAAGCTTAGAGTTTTCAGAAGAGGCTACGTTATAGTAGCAAGTTAAATGGAGGTTACGTGTCTATCCTAGCAATTGAAAATCCTGTCTTTCAACGAGCGATGAGAGTTATATCGTCCATTACAAACGATTATCCTGCTGTTGTTACAACTACGTTTGCCCATCAATATTTAGATGGACTTATAGTCCGCTTGATTATTCCTAAAGGATACGGCATGACTCAAGCAAATCAGTTGTACGCCCCTATTATCGTGACAGGTGATACTACGTTTACAATTGATGTTGATGCTCGATATTTTGATAAGTTTATAACAACACTTATTGTTGATACAACTGATGGATCTGGTAACGCGAGTGGGAATATTTATTCTCAGGTTACAGTTGTTAATCAACCAGCTGCTGGACAGACATTTACTATTGGCACTCAGGTATTTAATATTCCTTTTGGTGGTGGTGACTTAACAACAAGTGGTGCAGCATTAGGAACGTACAATATATCTACTGGTGCTTATACATTTACAGGTGCAAGTGCAAGCACTTCCATTGTATGGAATCCTATTAGCTTTCCCTATAATCAACAGTATCCTCAAACTCTGCCAACGGCTGAAAAGTCTGATACGCTACTGAACGCTACTCAAAATATCTTACCATTCAATAGTTAAGGAGATTAGTAATGGCAACACCTGATTCAATTTTATCAACATTAGATCAAATCAAAGTTAAAGTCCGTAGACTTACTCGAAGTATGTCTGATTCTCAGCTGACTAATCAGCAGCTTGAAGACTACATAAATACATTCGTATTATATGACTTTCCAGAGCATCTTAGATTGTTCAACCTTCAAAAGACTTTTACATTCTTCACTGAACCATTTATTGATGTTTATGAATCAAATGATACTCCAACCAGTGTCTTTTATAACTTTAAGAATAAGTATTTAAATATAATGCCTCCTGTATATATAGCAGGTCGGCAATCACTGTATATGCAGTCTAGAGAGCAGTTCTTTGGTATTTATCCAATGACTAATAGTATTGCTTCTATTGGCACTGCTGGTAATGGTGCTATTGCATCATTCTCTGGATATATCAATACTCGTCAGGCAAATATTCCAGCAGGACTTGTTCAAGTTTTACTTCTTTTAAGAAATAATGTGTTGTTTAGTTCGCTTGATGTGAGCGGTAACAGTCTTGCTTTGATTGATTATCCTATAAGCTCATTGATTGGGAATTTGTATGTTCCTGGTAGCGCTCCAACTTCAACGACAACTCAGGATCCAATTAATTATATTAATTACACAACAGGTCAGTTTGTAATCACATTTAGTGCCGCTCCTGCATCAGGAGTGACAATAAATAGTCAGACAGTTTTAGTACAGCCAACTCTGCCACAATCAGTACTCTTTTATGATGGTAAGTTTACCATGAGACCAGTCCCTGATCAGGCCTATAGAGTTAATATGGAAGTAGCTGTAAGACCAACAGAATTGCTTTCAGGA